GCGGAGCTGACTTACATCCAGTCCCGCCCGCCGGCGAAACCTGCGGCCTGCAAAATGCGGTTCGAAATTTCCCAGCCGCAGGAGCAGGCTATTTTGATCCCTGCCGGTACCCGCGTGACCGATTCGAGCAACACGCTGGTCTGGGAGACCCTGGAGGACCACTATGTCACTGCTGGGCAGAGCTCCATCGAAGCAGAGGTCAGGTGTCAGACGCCGGGGATCGTGGGGAATGGCTATGCCGCCGGACAGATCAACACCCTGGTGGATGTCTATGAATATTATTCCAAATGCACCAATACCAACGTTTCGGATGGCGGTTCCGACGTGCCGACAGATGAGGAGTATTACGAGCTTATGAGAGCATCTATGGACGCCTACAGCTGCGCTGGAGCCAGAGGCGCGTACATTTACTGGGCCATGCAGGTAAGCACGGAAATTGCGGACGTCGCCGCCAGCTCCCCCACTCCCGGCGTTGTCAAAATATACGTCCTGATGGACGATGGCACGTTGGCCACGGAGGAAATCAAGAGCAAGGTGCTGGCCGCCTGCAGCGCGGACGAGCGCCGGCCCCTGACGGACCTGGTGACTGTGGAGGACGCAGAGCTGGTCCCCTATGATATCCAATTTACCTACTACACCAACCGCAGCAGCAACCAGAGCGGTGCGGAAATCGCGGCGGCGGTGCAGGCTGCGGTGGACAAGTACATCGCGTGGCAGTGCGGGAAGCTGGGCCGGGACATCAACCCCTCCAAGCTCATCAGCCTGCTCATGCAGACCGGCGTCAAGCGGGTGGATCTGGCCTCCCCGGCGTTTACCCATCTGCAGGACGGGAACCAGACGCTGAACGCGGACATGAGCTACGACCCTGCGGAGGCAGTCCCCCAGGTGGCGCGGGTGATGCATGTTACAATCCACAATGGAGGGTACGAGGATGAATGATCCGGGCGTCAACCACAGCCTGACAGCGGACAATATTCTGGTGTCGTTCCCTATTGCCTTGCAGGGCGATGCCTCGGCTGCTGCCCTGGGAGAGATCACGGCCCGGCTACTGGCCCGGCGGCCGGAGGAGATCAGCCAGCTGCGGATTTATCCTATGATAGACCAGCTGCCGGAACGGCTCCTGGACATTCTGGCCTACGACTTCAAGGTGGACTGGTGGGACCCGAACTACACTTTAGAAGAGAAGCGGCGGACGTTGAAGGAGAGCTGGCGGGTCCACAAGATGCTGGGTACCCGTGCAGCTGTGGAGATGGCGATACGGGCCATTTACCAGGAGGCTGCGGTACAGGAGTGGTTTGAATATGAGGGTGGCAGGCCCTACCACTTCAAGCTGTATATCGACCTCTCCAACGAGACGGGCAGTGAAGTGCGGCCCTGGCGGGTGCTGGAGAAGGTCAATTTTTACAAGAGCCTGCGCTCCCACCTGGATCGGCTGGAGTTTACTATCCAGCCCAAAGACCCGGCCATACTCCGGCTGGGCGGCTGTACCACCGCGCATGTCCGGTTCCCGATTCCGGAGCAGGCGGATGAGATCCGGATACAGGGAATCCTCCGGGCAGGCGGGAGCATGACGCCGTCGGTCAGACTTCCAGTTTTGGAGGATACCGCTGCCACACCTGTAGAGAAAGTGTTCCGCACCGGAGGCCAGACGGCGGTCCACGTCACGGCGCCTGTGCCGGAGCAGCAATAAGGAGGAGATTTTGCGATGGAAATTGCGTTCAAGCCGACAACCCATGGCCGCGCCATTCTGTCGGCCTGCATGGCCCATGCGTTACCGCTTCAGCTGACGCGGGTGGCCTTCGGCAGCGGCAGGGTATCCGAAGACCAGAACCTGGCGGATATGCACGAGCTGATCCAGTACATGGCGGACGGTACCATCGGAGACCGCCGGCACGAGGACGACCGGCTGTATCTGACCGTGCAGTATGCCAACGATGCAGCCCATGCCAGCGTCCGTACGTTCATGCTTTCGGAGTTCATAATCTACGCGAGGAATCCGGAGACTGGGGAGGACCAGGATTTCATCTATGCAACTCTGGGCGATTACAGCCAGTCCATCCCAGCCTATCGCGCAGGCTTTCCGCCAGGAACCTGGAGCCTCCCGCTGGTCATCATTGTTTCCGATGACATCCAGGTTTCCGTCTCCGCCCCTGCCGGACTGGTGACGTATGATGAGCTGATCCAGCTACTAAACAACCGCGCCAGCGGCGCGGCCAAGAGATCGCTGACCATCCCCGCCGCCGGCTGGACAGCGGACGCGGATACCGGCGGAACATACCCCTGGCGCCTGGACATCGCCAGCGCAGAGATCACAGAGGACATGATCCCCATGGCGGCCATCCTGCCCCAGAGCCTGAGCGCCGCTATAGCCTGCGGCCTTTGCCCAGCCTGTCGGACACTGCCGGGCCTGCTGCGGTTCTATACTAAGAGCGCACCGGCGTCTGACATCCAGATCAGTCTTGCGTTGCTGGACACTGTGCCGCAGGGCAGCAACCTCGCCAGCTCAGCGGCGGCAGGACGGCTGGATATAGAAATCCCGGCAGAGGGCTGGACGGACAGCGGAGAAGGGACGTATCCCTACAGCACGGAGATTCGCCACGGACACATTGAAGCCAGTATGATTCCACTGCTTACCATCCTGCCGGAATTCCTGGAGACCGCCATATCCGCCGGCATGTCCCCCATTGCCGAAACCCTGTCCGGCGCGCTGCGGGTATACGCCAGAGAGGTACCGGAGGCTCCCATCCAGGCCAGCCTCGCGCTGCTGAACGTGGCGTCGGGCATTACCGGTTCTATCAAACCAGACACAGGATATGTCCTTCCCACCGCCACCGAGTACGTCCTGGGCGGCGTGAAGGTCCAGCGCGGCTCCGGCCTGGCAGTGGATGACGAAGGTAATCTGAAGCTGGACGCCGCACCGAAAGAGACAGTTGTCAATCTGTTCAAAGGTTCCAACGGCTGACAAGCCTGGAATAAATATTTTATGAAACGAGGTACATCACAATGGAAGAGAACACCACCATCACCAACGCCGAAAAGGCAGTATCCCTGGAGAGTCTGGCGGAGGCCAGCAAGCTCATCGCAACGAAGGCTGAGGTCAAGCAGCAGATTGCGGAAGCGGTGACCGCCTGCGCCAACATCACTTTTGCCAGCACAGCGGAAGTCCTGAAACTGTTCCAGGCGGACGCACCTGAAACAGATTCCCCCGAAAGCGGGACGTAAGCAGACGGGCGCACGGTACCGCCGGGATGCCGTGCGCCCCATGACAATTTTCCCGGCAACACTATTTTTTGAAGGAGAAACACTATGAGCGAAACAGCGGCGAACACTGTCCAGGCTATGTCTCTGGACAATATGACAATCTATACCGAGCAGCTGCGGGCCAAGTATGTCAGGAAGAAGGATCTTCCCACGAAGGTCTCCGAGCTGACCAATGACGTCAAGTACCAGACCGAGGAGCAGGTGGCGGCAGCCATCTCCGCCAAGGTCTCCAGTACCTACAGGGCCGGCGGCAGCGTAGCGTTCGACGCCCTGCCGGAGCTGACGGAAACAAATCTGGGCATCGTGGTCAATGTCACCGACAGCTTTGTCACGACCGAGAGCTTCCTGGAGGGCGCGGGAGCCAGGCATCCCGCAGGAACCAACGTTGTGGTGGCCCAGTCCGGTGAAGAGTACAAATACGATGTGCTGGCCGGATTTGTGGACCTGTCCGGCCTTGCCTCCATTGAATCTGTGGACACCGCCAGGACAGCCGCCGTCACCCAGGCCAACGCCGATACGGACGCCAAGCTGACCAGCTACGTCAAGACCTCTGACATCAAGGAGATCACCGAGGCGGATATCCTCGCCATGTTTGCGGAGGATTAAGAAAAAGGGGGGTAAGGCCCTATGTGGAGAGCTTTCAAAGAAAACGGCCTGCAAGCCCTGATTGCCAAGATCAAGGAACTGGGTACAGACCTTGTGGGCCTGGCGGATCAGATGTCCGCCGCCTTGAACGGGAAGCAGGACAAGCTGACCCCCGGCCCTGGTATTGCCATAAACGGCAGCGTCATTTCTGTTTCCGGCAGCAGCAAGGTCTTCTCGGTCGGAGCCACCGCGCCTGAAAACACCAATCTGCTGTGGATTGATACAGGGGCGGGCGTGACGAAATACTACACCGGCTCGGCGTGGGCCGCCCTGCCGGTGGCGTGGGGGTGAGTCTATGAAAATACAGCATGAAGGGAGCGGCAAATCATGGCATACGGATCTGTAAATGTGGGCGGCGGTGGCGGCGGCTTTTCTCAGGACAGCCTGGAAGAAATCAGAAACGCTGTCACAGCTGCGGACGCATCGGCAAAGGAAGCCAAAGCCACGGCGGACACCGCGCTGGCAGCCGCCAACGGCGCGAAGAACGCCGCCGATACCGCACTGACCACCGCCAACGCCCTGAAAGAAATTTTCGAACAGTCGGGCGGCGGCGAAACAGGGGGCGAAGTCACCCTGGCGTATTACCACATTGGGACGGAGCCGCCTGAGAACACCAAGCTGCTGTGGATAGATACCACAGAGGACGGGACCGGCGGGCTGAAATATCACACTGGCTCGGCCTGGGCGGCTGTACCGGTGGCATGGGGGTAATTGAGGATGAAACAAATTATTGCACAAGATGCAAACGGCTGGTACACCCGGCTGAATGCGGTCCTGCTCAAACACGGGCTGACCGCTGTCCCTGTGCCGGACATTACTGGTCCGGCCAAGGCGGAGCAGGTTGCGCCGCTGACGGACAAGCTGGAGAGCATGAAGACAGACACCTACTACAAGCTGGCCTCCTATTCTGACTGGGGCAGCGTAGTCAAGGGCGCTCTGATGAAGGAGCTGACACCCACCGGCATAGAGGCCACGATTACCAGCGTGGAGGCGACAATCGTCTGCCGGAATACGGCATCCAACGCCCACGGCGCGTGTACGTATGGAACTAACTCTAACAGCTCCAACAGCAACGGCACCCGGAGCTACGGCACCAACAGCAACGGGAACAATTCCAATGGGACGTGCAGTCATGGCTCCAAGTCATACGGCGCTAACGATAACGGAACCTGTTCCAAAGGCTCCAAGTCTTACGGTACTAACAGCGACGGGACGTGCTCCAAAGGCTCCAAGGCCAACGGTACCAACAGCGACGGAACACGTAGTTACGGTACCCATTCGCAAGGTAGTTTAAGCAACAGCACCAAACTTAATGGCGTCAAGTCCGACGGCTACAACTCCGACGTTACCAACTCTAACGGCATCTGCACGAAAGGCAGTTACACTCACAGCAATAACAGTCATGGTACCATGACCAACGGAACCAAGTCCAACAACCCCAACGTTAACGGCACTAACTCCGACAGTACCAACAGTCTAGGCTACAAGGCCAACGGCATCTGTTCCAATATCGCCAACAGCCAAGGCACAAAAACTAACGGAACCAACTCCGATGGTACCAACAGCCAAGGTACTAAGACTAACGGCGCTAACTCCGACGGCAATAACAGCCAGGGGACTAAGACCAATGGCGCTAACTCCGATGGCGTCAACAGCCAAGGCACCAGGTCCTACGGTTCCGACAGCTACGGCAAGTACAGCAATGGTATCAGATCCAATGGCGTCAAGAACAACGGCAATAATACCGACGGAAACGAAATTGACACGGGCAATTCCAACAGCACAAAGACGAATTAGGAGGGCCAGATGGAACGTACAACTGCGGTTTTATACTCCACGGCGGTGTGCAATCTCAACTGCACTTACTGCTACATTAACAAGAACCAGGGCCTGAAGGCCATTGACGATGTGCTGGCGGAGAGCTTCGCGGACCCGGACTACTACTTCGATTTCATCCGGGACTACTTCCCCCACCGGGGCGGCCTTCAGGAACTGGAGGTATGGGGCGCGGAGACCTTCCTGCACATGGAACGGATTTTCCTCACACTCCATAAGCTCATCGGGTTCTATCCCTTTTTCCGGCATTTCTTCGCCTCCACCAACTTCTCCTACCCGGACTGGACAGACAAGGTGTTCGACCTGCTGCACCAGTTTTCCGGCTATGCCCCCCGCCGGTTCGATGTACACCTCCAGCTGTCCCTGGACGGACCGGAGCATATCACCGACCAGACACGGGGCCAGGGCGTGACACAGCTTTGCCTGCAAAATTATGACCGGCTGCTGGAGCGGGCGGACGAAATCCCGGAGAATGTATCCCTGTTCCTGGCCTTCAAGCCCACGCTGTCCATCGACACCATGTACCAGTTGGACACCAAAGAAAAAATCATCGAATACTACCGGTTCTTCGAGGATTTGATTCAGAGGGTGGTGGACCTGAACCGCTGCAATCTGAACGTGAACTATCCCGTACCCAATGTGGGTGTGCCCGTCCCGGCAGAGAAAGCGGACGGCGAGTATTTCGCCCGGCTGGTGCGGAACTGCCGGGAGATCGAGGCGGAAAATCCCTTCCGATTCTACCGGGAGATTACCCCGTTTTCTACCAACGTGCGGCCAAAGGACGAGGATACCTACAACTACCCCTGTTTCAACTGCGGGACTGGCAGCAAAAATGTCGGCTTCCTGCCCAACCGGCTCATTTCCTCCTGCCACAACGGCTTCGTGGACGTGCTGGAGGACTACGAGAAATACTTCCAGGCGAATCCGGATTCCAGCATTGACGCCAAGCTGTTCCAGCCCACTCACAATAAATTCACCCACACGGAGACGGAATACGCCGCCTATGAGAAGCAGACCAGTCACTACAACGCAGTTGGGTCCCTGTGCCGCATGGGCTGTCTGGCTGGATTCATCCGCACCCTGGCGCTTGCCGGGGAGATTGAGGAGAAGTATGCCACAGAGGAGGGCGCGTTCCGAGGCGCGGAGCTGTATCAGTCCTGTACCTGCAACTGTATGCGGGACAATTACATGGTCACTGGCTCCACCAGTTTGCAGCCAGAGGGCATGATAAAACTGCTGCTCAACGGCGCGGTAGATCACATCATACCGGACTGCCGGAAAGGCGGAGAGGAGGAAGAAAATGTCTGTTCTTGAGACCATCCTGGAAAAAAGGTTCTTTACCCCCTGGCGGGAGGGAGAGACCGGCGAACCGGCCAGCCTGTGGCCTGATGCGAACCTGGAATTGTACGTTACCGCCGCCTGTAACCAGAACTGTGAATACTGCTACCTGGTGCGGCATGAGGAACTGTACCCACGGGATGCCATGAAGCCGGAGAACATCAAAAGCAATCTGCGGGTGTTCCTGGACTGGTGCCTGGAGCAGGGCTTTTCCTTTAACCAGGTGGATTTTTTCAGCGGCGAGATCTGGCACGGGTCCTTTGGCTGGGACGTGCTGGACATTCTTCTGTCGTACATCCGGCGGGGCCTTCGGGTCAAAACCGTCATGATTCCCACCAACGCCAGCTTTGTCCTGTCCGACCGGGCGGTGACGGAGATTGCCAACCGCATCCAGGATTACGACAACGCCGGGTGCCGCCTACAGTTTTCCGGCTCCATCGACGGCGCTCTTTCCGATGGGATCACCCGCCGGGGGAATGACAAAAATCTCACAGAGAAGAAGAGCGGGGATGATTTTTATGACCGGTTCTTCTCTTTCTGGCGGCGGTTCGGCTTTTTGTTCCATCCGATGGTGTCGGCGGAGAACGTGAAATACTGGAAGGAAAACTTCGACTGGTGGGACGAAAAGTGCCGGGAATACGGCTACGACGCATTCCGGGACATAATGATGCTGGAGGTCCGCAACGACGGCTGGACGGAGGAGAACATCCGAGATTACACGGCTTTCCTGAATTACCTGATCGACAAAATGCTCGCTGGGCGCTACGGCGGGGACGTGGAAAAGCTGGCCAATCACCTGTTTCTGACGGACATCTTCAACCCCAGCGGCAACGGATACATCAACTTCGGTCTGACCCAGGCGGACGCATTCCAGGGCTGTACGGTCAGCGATATGTTCACCGTGCGGCTGGGTGATCTGGCGATTCCGCCCTGCCACCGCACGGCCTATGATGAGCTGTTGTACGGGCGGTTCCAGGTGGAGGACGGAAAGATTGTGGGCATTGAGGAGCACAACCCCCAAATGGCGTCCAGGATTCTCTTTCAGGACAGCATCCTCTGTTCCCCTGGATGTGATTGCTGTCCCTACAGTTATTTCTGTCTGCGAGGCTGCTATGGCTCCCAGAAGGAGACGGAGAACGACCCCTTCATGCCCATTGAGAGCGTATGCAGGTTGTTCAGGGGAAAGATCAACTTCCTCATTGACAAGTACGAGGCCCTGGGCGTGTGGGATATCCTGAAAAAACTGTCCCCCGCCAACGCCCGGTATGAGAGTGTTCAGGAAACGCTGCGGGCCGTGGAGAAGATCAAGGAGGCGCGGACATGAACGAACTGATTTTTGAGCTGTTCCAAACCGTATCCGACAAACCGGAGCTGGACGAGGAAGGGCGGCGGCAGGTCTTCAGCTGGCTGTCCGCCCTGCTGAGCATCCCGTATCTGGACCCGTTGGAGAAGAAGAACGCTCTGCTTCTGCTGGACTTCCTGGAGGAAGTGAGGGGCAGCGAGGTCTTCGCGCCCCTTTATCGGGCGGCCCGGACCAAGCTGAGCTTCGAGACGCCGGAGTCCTGGACAATGGACTGGCCGGAGAACTATCAGGTCAGCGTGAATGGCGAGAACCTGACACTGGAAGACCTGCGCCGCCGGGGCATTGAGCACGTGGACTTCCGCCTGACCAAGCCCATTCGCGGCAGTGTGGAGTATACCGTCACCCGACGACTCCACGCGGACGGAACGGCGGAAATCCTGCCGGAGTACCAGGTATTTAACGCCCCGCCCATCGGTGAGCGGCACATGTTCCACGTCTACGGCGAAAAGGCCGTGGGCAAAAGAGGCTAACGCCAAAAGCGTTTGCTATATAATTTTTTATGAAGGAGATAGTGACATGAAAGTAACACTGAAGAGCGGAACGGTCCTGGAGGCAATCAACGTGGAGGAGAGCTATACCCCCCGGAACAGCCAGGGCGCTGTGCTGAGCATCCGCGTGGTCAGCACGGACAGCATTGAGGTGCTGAAGGACAGGTTTACCCCTGCCGCGCTGGAGAGCGTCACGGTGGGCGAGGGCGAGGACGCCAAGACCATCACTGGGTACACCCAGGTCGATTCCATCCGCAAGTTCTACGATGGGCAGATGGAGTATGATACGGTGGTGGACCTGGTGAAGGAGACCGCCGCAGCGTAAAACAGCCGCCTGAAAAAGCAGGCAGCATAATTTGACAAAACATAGCGCGTGTCGTATAATGAAAAAGCCGCCCAGCTAGGGCGGTCAGAAGGCGGTTTCCGCAATCGGGGATATCCATGGACCCGGTGGGCGGCTGTTACATATTGACGGTTAGCGATTCCCTCATAGAAAGGGGGGAATGCGAATGTGGAAGAGAAAGCTACTTAAGGCACTATTAACCCTGGTTTTTGCAGTGCTGGCGGCGGTTCTATTGACCACGACAGCGTGCTAGCCGTCCGGTCGGCACCCAGACGGCTAGCTTTTAGAGTTAGTTGAGAATGGGCTAACTGTCATGTACAGCCGCCCTTCTGTTTTTATTATACGCACCGGCCCCCGTTTTGTCAAGATGGCGAAACGGGGGTTTTTGCCGTGCAGAACCGTACGGCGCAACACCATCTGGAGGTATGTATGAGCATCCAAGAAATACTGACGGGCGGGGGCGGCGTACTGCTGGTCCTGCTGACGCTGGTTCAAATCTCTCCCATTGAGCTCAATCCATGGTCCGCCCTGGCAAAAGTCGTAGGACGGGCCATCAATGCGGATGTCGCGCGGGAGCTGGCCGAAATCAAGGAGAAGCTGGACGGCCATGTCACTATGGACGACCGGCGCAATGCCGACGGACACCGCACCCGCATCCTGCATTTCAACAATGAGCTGCTGCGGGGGATTGAACACACCAAGGAAGAATTTATCGAAGCCCTGGCGGAGATCGACGCCTACGAACACTACTGTGCCGGTCATCCGGAGTATCCCAACAACCGCGCCGTCCTTGCTATTGAGAATATTCGGAGCAATTACAAGGAGCGGCTGCAAAAACACGACTTTTTACAGGAGGGGACTTGACTATGGTTTACGAAGTAATAGGAAAACTGCTAGCAGCGGCCTGTTTCGTACTGCTGGCCTACCTGACGCCAAAGGTGAAGGAGTGGCTGGAGGCCCGGACCGGCAAGGATCACTATGACCAGCTTATGCAGCTGGTCCAGGCGTTCGCCAGAGCGGCGGAGCAGCTGTACCATAACACAGATCCCAGCGGCGAGGCCCGGAACCGGTTTGTCCGGGAGCAGCTGGAGCAGCTGGGTGTGGAGATCACCGAGACGGTTGTAAATATGATTGAGGGAGCTGTCTGGGAGATCAACACCGAAACAAAGAAAGCGCAGGTGCAGGTAAAGGCGTTGACCAGCGGAGGTGGCTGCAATGAATAAGAAACCGGTCTCCTATCTCCAGAATGACCCACGGTGGAAGGACAAGCCCTACCGGGTGAAAGGGGAGAGCAGCACCGTGGGTTCCGCCGGGTGCGGGCCTACCTGCGCCGCTATGGTCATCCAGACCATAACTGGTAAGACCTTCACTCCGGAGGATGCCTGCAATTGGAGCATCCAACACGGGTACAAGGCTCTCAAACAGGGCACATACTACAGCTATTTCAAGCCGCAGTTGGCCGCTTTCGGTATCGACTGCGATCAGCTGGACTGGACCGCTACCTACGGAAAGCCGAACCATCAGAATCATCAGAGGGCTTTGGAACTGCTGAAGCAGGGTTATTACCTCATTGCTCTGATGAACAAAGGCGCCTGGACCAGCAGCGGTCACTTTGTGCTGGTCTGGTGGGCAGACGGGAAAATCCGGATCAATGACCCCGCCAGCACAAAGGACGCACGGGTCAACGGCGATCCCTACGATTTTCGCAGTCAGGCCAAATATTACTGGTGGGTGGATGCCCGCAAATATAACAACGAGGAGGACGACGACATGACCCAGGATAAGTTCAACGAGATGTTCAAGACCGCGATGGGGGCCTACCGCCAGGAGCTTCGGGACAACGACAGCGGCGAGTGGAGCAAGAAGGCCAGGGAGTACGCCGTGTCCTCCG